GCCGTGCTCAAAGTGGCAGCGATCTCGAACGTGGTGCCGTTGGGAATCTTGACGCTCATGGGTTTTCCTCTTTGCAGAAATGACAAAACCCGCGCAGTGGCGGGTTCTGGGTTTGCCCAACGGGCGAATTAGTTGGTGTCGGCTCGGTACTGAAAAGAGACCGGCACAGTGAAAGTCGTGTCGTCTGGAATGCCGGGACCGGGGTCAACTGGGGTCATGGTCACGACGGTCAGCGCTCCCTTCGTGTTTCGCTCATACAGCGGGAACAAGGCGGCGATCTGATCAGCCAGTGCACCGGCTGCGCCGCGGTACTTCCCCGATGGCGTCACGATGCTGACCTGAAACACGCCGGTGTACAGCTTGTGGTCGCCACCGAGCGTGTTGCTCGCGGTGTCCGCCGGTAGCGTGAAGGCCTTCAGGTAAGTAGCGCCGTCAACTGGCGTGTAGGCCTCGTTCTCGACGACGACCTTCAGCGGTACCGGCAATGCTTTCGCCCAGGCGATCAGCTTGGCCTCGTAGATTGAGGCAATGCTGTTGTGGCTCATACCTGATTATTCCTGATGGCCTCCTGCACGATCTGCTGGAAGCGGGCCACGGTGATGCGGACCATGCCGCCGGGTGCCTGGGTCGAATGGCCGAACTCGAGCGGGATGGCATATGGCAGGTTGTTGATGAGGTAGGCAGTCTGTCCTGCGGTGAAATCGCTGACAGCCGAAACCAATGCGGCGATCGTCTCTTGTCCACTCGGATCAACCTCGCCAAAGGTCACGCTCTCCACCACATCGATCGAGAGGTGCCAATTCGCTCTGAACCGCCCGCCGACGTAGCCTTCAGGGGCAACGATATCCATGCCGTCGTTCAGCTTGCGACCTGGCTTCAGCCGCCCCGTCTTTGTCAGGTTGGCTGGATCGCTGCGCAGGCTGCTGTTGTGCTCGTCCACGGCCTTGTTGTACTGGCGAGCCACGGTGTTCTGCGCCCATATCTCCGGGTTGCCCACCGGTGACATCCGGATAACGCTGCTACCGACCTCGATGATGATCTCGCGCAAGCTGGCGTCGATGGCTTCTGTGGCTTGGGTCGCGAACTCGGCAAGGCTCAAGGCAAAGCTGCCGGACTGACCGGCACCGGTGCGGCTCATGAGCGCACCTGCAGCTCGTACAGAATCGGCGTGCCGGCCGGGTTGATCTCCTTCAGCGGTGGAACGATTGACCAGGTGCGGCCTTGAACGATGACTTTGTTCAACAGGCTGGGCGGCCACTCGAGCCCCTGCGCCGCGATCTTGAGCTTCTTGTCGCCCTGCTTGATGAGGCTGTTGTTCTGGAACTCTTGGCCGGTGAAGTCGAGCAGGATGCCTTGGGCGGTCTGCTCAGTGGTTGTGTCAGGCGGTGCGCTACCGGTATCGGGATCATACTCGCCGACAGTGATTGCCCGGATGGTCACGGGCTGGCCGAACTCTGTGATCATCTCCAGAGCCATCACGGCCATTTCGTCGTAGAAGGCCATGGTGGGCTCCAAAATGTGAAAAGCCCAGCGCAGTGGCTGGGCTAAAGATCATTCGCGGTAGGGAGCAAGGCGCTCTTCTTCAAGCTGCTGCTTTTTTTTCTCCCATTCTTTCACCATGTCGTCCGCGTATCTGGCAGCCGTTTTGACAGGTGACTCCTGAGAAATTGAGTTTCCTTTAGCAACCAAGACCCCGTTCAATGCACTTTCAGCAAAACGAGTCCAAACTTCCAGTTTCGTCATTTCAATCGCCTCACCTTGTAGAGGCGCCACGCTATCATCACGCCCTGACAGCGAACAACCCACGGCGCTGTAGGTAGTCAGCAAACTGAGTGGCGCTGGGCCGTTCCGGCGCCGCCGGTAACAGTCGGCTGCTGGTGTTTGGAATCGTTGCGTACTCGCGAGTGACCGCGCCCTCGACACGCTCCAGGGTGATCGCGCCTTTGCGCTTTTCCACCGGATCGATATCGTCGTGATGAATCTCGGCAGCCAAGGCCATCTGGCCGTACTGGATACGCGCAGGCAGGTAATTGTCGGGTTTGATCTGACAATCCAGTTCAACCCCTCGACGCGGCCAGGCCAGCGCCTGATCGCTGTCCATCTTGCGCCCCTTCCAAGTCATGCCATTCATCGCCAAGGCGGACCGACGAAGCAGTGCTTCTTGCGCGGGCTCGTCCGCAGGAATGGTCACGCCGAACTTTACGGCGTACATGACCAGGTCTGCGGCACTCGCGTAGCTTTCGGCGTCTGGCTTGCCGGTGCCGTCCTCGATGATGAGCATGGGTCAGTCCTTGGGTTTGTTCAGGTCAGCGCCCGCCTTTGCAGGTGCAGTGCGGTACACAGCCTTCAGCGTAGCCTTCGGCGGCTTCTCGACTTCGCCGCCACGGTCTTCCGTGACATTGGCATCGATGATGATCAGGCCTTCCTTTTTGGCGATTGCCTTCACATCATCTTCGTAGCGGTGAAACGGGCCCGGCAGATACCAGATGTTATCAGTCATCACTGTCACTCCGCTGCGCCAGGGCATTATGCCCCGGAGCAGTCATCAGGTGGTTACTTGGAGGCGTCGCCGATCAGGGCAACACCGGCGGTGTCCTTGATGCTGGCGGCGGTTTTGTCCCAGTTGGTGCCGGTGGCAAGCGCGGCGCTGGATGGAGACTTGCCGCCGTTCGCGACATCCCAGGTGTAGCCCTTGATGCCGAGGCCAAAGGTGTAGTCCACCTGGATGGTCGTGGTGATGCGCTCGTTACCGTTGTTGGTCTGCACGTTCGAGATGATGTCTCGGTTGTCGTGCACCAGCGCGGCACCCGCTGCCAGACCGAGGATGATTTCCTTGTTCGGCGTACCGGCTTGAGCGAGAGCCGGCGCATCGGTGACAATCGAGGTTTTGCCGAGGATGTCGACGATGCGAACGTTGCCGGCCTGGAACAGGTTGTTCGGGTTGGCGAGGCCTTGGCCGACCAGCTTGTGCCAGGTGGTGCCCTGCATGACTTGAGCAACCAGATTCTGGCTGGCATCGCCGAACTTCGCATGCGCGCTGTTCAGGCCGGACTGGGAGATACCAAGAGTGGCCGACACGTCGTTGACGGCAGCTGCTTGTGCGGTGATGGCCGCCACCAGCGCAGCGATCGCGGTGTTGAGCTGGTCTTTCAGCAGCACTTCGGCGAACGCGCGGCTTGCAACCTCAACACCTTGTGCAGTCGGACGCTGCAGCCAGGTCATCTGCGACGGCTCGTAGCGAATCGGGCCGAAGCCACCAGCCACTTTCACGGTGGTGTCTTGCAGTTCGGTCAGATCAACCGGCGCCACCGCGGCGTTGGCACCGTAGCGGTTAACGCGGCGCTGAGCGGCACCCAGGTTCTGGAAGAACGACTCTTGCAAGAAGTCGCCGGTGAAGCCGTTCGGCGACAGCACAATCGCGCCATTGCTAGCCGCGTTGAACGCCTCGAGCATTTGATCCAGCGTCTCGAGAGTCGCCGGCATGATGTAATCGTTGAAAACCTGCATTTGAGACAGGGACATGGGTCAAATCCTTAATTTAGGGGGAGATCAGAGAACCGGGAGGCGATTGCCGCCGTGCGCTCCGCTTTGGTACCGCCGATGTTTCCTTTCGCGGCCCCGCCGCCACCTCCAGCACCGCCGGCCCCGCCGCCAGATGCCTTGCTACCCGCGATCAACGGCGCGAACGCCGTGTCATTTGCGAATTCTGCTTTCAGCTCATCCAGCGTTGCCGCCGAGAGCTTGCCCTGCTGGTCGAGCACGACCACAACAGGCTTCCCGTCGCGCTGCTCGACGCTCAGACGGCGCTCAATGTGCGGCAACAGCGCTTTTGCACTACCCGGGATTGCCAGGGCAGACGCGATATCAGTAGCGGTACGGCCCACGGTCAGATCCCGGATCTGAGTACTCAGCGTTCCACGCTCCTGCTCCAGCATGCCGTTCAGTTCAGCTTCGCGGCGGGTGTACTTTTCGGACCAGGACTTTTCTAGCTCTTCGACGTTGCCGGACTTGCGAGCGGCTTCTTCGCGCTCCAGTCGGGCTTGATCTTCGGCATCCTTGCGAGCTTTCTCAGCGGCTTTCTTCTCGCCGAGCAGTTCTTCAACCTTCGACTTCAGGCCCGAAACGTCTTCGGGTTGCGGCAGGCCTTCAATACCAAGGACGTACTTGCCGTCCTTCTCGGTGTAAAGAGCGCGCACGGATTCATCGACACCATCAAGGCTGTCCAGTTGGAATTTCAGCATTTGTTGTCTCCCAGAGACTTTACGCAGACCCTGTCTGCGGGCATAAAAAAACCCGCCGAGGCGGGTTTCATTTTTTGATTCTGGCTCAAGGCGCCAGCGGGTGATCCGATGTCAAACGATCGCCATCAAGTGTCTCGTAGATTCCCTTACTGACTCGATTGATCGCTCGCCCTTCAGCAGTTCTAAGTTCCAACAGCCCTGGCTCAGTAGCAGAAGGATCATTCAACGTGCCAGCTGGAATTGGATTTTGTATCACCACCAAGTTGACAATGGTCCCATCAGCTTTTCTTGCTGGAAAAGATTTTCTGGACATCGAGCACCTCCATTTAACGAAGGCCTACTATAGCAGCCCGCTCGAAAGCCAGCGGCTCAAGAGCCCGCATTTGCACAAGCGTCAGAGGTTTGAAGTTGCGATCGAGCTGCAGCTCTGAGAATCGTTCGATGCTTAGGCCGCCTTCGCGGAAAAGCTTGGCGCGGACCGGACCGATGGCCTTGTCCTGAAACGCCGCCGGCTGCTGCTTGAGCCAGTCGTAATAGCTGAGGTCTGCCCTCACCTGCTGGGCACCGCCGTCGCCGATGGATGCCCGGGTGGCGTCCTTCGCGAACAACGCACTGAGGCGGGTCACCGCCACCACCGTCGAGCGACAGTTGATGTGGATCGGTGGCCTCGGCCCTTCAATCAGCTTGAACCGCTTCTTGTCGAGCGACCGGCACTGGCTGGTGGTTTTCGAATCCAGCGTGCTGACCCACTCCACCGCCTGCACGACATCGGAGTTCTCTTTCAGCGTCTCCATGCGCGCCTGGGTGGCGACGTGTTGCACCGCGGTTCGGACCACAGCGCCGGCATTCCGGCTGGTCGTGGCCAGGATGCCGTCGTTGTACTGAAGCGCCTTGGTGCCTCGGATGTTCTTGATGATCTGGAAGTTGGTCTTGCCTTCGAAGAAGCCCTGTCGGATCGCGCCCGTGAGGCGTTGTCGCTCGGTGGCGGTGAAGCCATCAATGAACGACTTGAGCAGCTTGCCGCCATCCGCACCGCGCACACTGAGCGGGTTGGTGAGGATCGCCGCCCTGATGGCAGCCGCACCAGGCACCGCCGCATCAAACGTGACCCCCACCGGTGCCGCCCGGGTCAGGCTGGTCGCTTCGAACTCGGCTTCGTAGTTGGCGATGTCGATCAGGTCGAGATTCAGCTTCGCGCTGTACCGGTTGAAGATGCCCAGTAACAGGCTGTCGACCTCGCTCAGCAATCGTTCCAGCCGGGCGACGGTGTAATCGGTCAGGTCGGCCCGCGTCAGACGCTCACGGATAGAGCGGTCCATCTCCTTGAGGAACGGCCCGAACTTGGCAACCTCCCCTGACTTCAGCTGCTCAAGGAAGACCGCATGCCGAATCGTGGCATCAAGGATTGCCTGGTTGGCTGCCATTCGGAATTACCTCGGTGTCATCGTCCAGGTCTGGCCCGGGGTTCTCAGTCTCCAGTTCGTCGCGGATCTGGTCGTCGGTCTTCTCTGGATCGATCACCCCGCGATCGCGCAGGTACTGCCAGAAGTCGCCCGCTGGCAGCTTGCCGCCCTGCACTGCGTTGAACAGCGCTGAAAGGATTGTCGCGTCCAGGCTGATCTGGCTGAAGTCCTGATTGAGTTTGTAGAGCGTTGCGCCCGAAGCGTTCACAAACTCAGCCATCCAGACCAGACACTGGCTGTAGGCCTCGCTGACGTTGCTCACCACCAGCGATAGAACGCTGTGTTCGGCGGCACTGTCGTTGTCAGCCTGGGTCGCGGTCTTCACCGCGCTGCCCCGCTCGATCAACCGGGCGCCGAGTGACACCATGTCCTCTTTCTTGGCGTCCATTGCCTCTTTGGCCACCGTATTGGGCTGGGCTTGCCAGACGCCACATGATCCATTGACCGGAAGTAGCCAAGGCGCTCGGGAGCCAAGAAAAATTCCGCCTTTCTCCATGTGATCGCGCCACTGCTCATCAAGGCCCGCCATCCACGGTTGAGGCTGGCCCACCAGGTAGGCTGCCTCTTCGTAGTCCGCACTATTGCGGTAATGGCCGATGTTGACCTCGGCCATGTCGTACAGCGGCGAGTCGTCAATGCTGGTGTCGTTGTTCTCGCTGCCGAGGAACTGGAACGGGATAACCCGCCAAGGCTGGCCGAGGCCATTCAGCGGGGTGAAGGGCGCAATGATCATTGCCGTCTGGCTGGAGCCTTCCTCCCACACTTCCTGCGTGTAGACGCCAGCGGAATCGAGGCGCAGTACCCGATACTGAACAACCTGCTCACTGCCAAACCCGTCATCGGTATCAACATCGACCGTTTCGCGCAGCACGACCAGGCTCAGCAGATGCTGACCGCCGACTTGGCGCGTCTTCCAGTTGATGATCGCCTCGGCCGGGTAACTGGCGATGTTCGCCCGGGCTCGTCCGGCTTGTTCGTCTGCCTTGCTCACAGAGCCGGCCACAACAGCCGCGTAATCCACCAGCAGCCCATGGCGGCCGACTTCGAGCAGATGCCCGATCACCGATTGCGACTGCTGGTAAATACTCACGCCCTGCCCGTCAATGTCCTTCGACACATAGTCGAGGGAACCGGGAACAGTCAGCGTTGGCCAGGTGCGAAACACCGCACCCACTAGACTGTGTTTCGTTCGGCCCGTGGCGTTGTAGAACACGGCGCGCTTCTTGTACGCGTCGTAGCGAGCCTTGTTGTCGCTGCTTTCGTCCGAAGCATTGGGCCGCGGCAGGTATCGATCGCCAGCATCCTTGATGG